ATGCAATTGCTCGGTGCGCTTTTCATCTCGTTGTTTTCGGGCTTCGCTTCCTTTCTTGCGGCCTACGTGAGCAAGAAGGTCGCGTTCGGTGTGGCGGGCGCTGCGCTGATCGGGACTTGCATCGTCGCACTGCTGGCGACTATGCGCTTGGTGGTCGCTCCGTTGGCTGCGGCTGTCTTCTCAACGCAGTACGGCGCTTTGATGGGGATGGTCTTCCCGCCCATCTCTACCTCGTGTCTCGCTGCCTACGCGGCCGTTTGGTCGGCTTGTGTGCTCTACGGGTGGCAGCGGGCCAGTATCGCCGCTTTTCAGCGGGGCTGATCGTGCCGGTTCACGTGGTCACTGGCAAGCTGGGCACGGGCAAGACGAAGTTTTGCGTGTGGAAGATTCAGCAGGCGCTTCTCGCCGGCAAGCGGGTTGCGACAAATCTTGATCTGAACCTTCGCGCCCTCGTTCCGTCTCTTCGGACCGCTACGTACGTTCGGGTTCCGGATAAACCTACCGGCCTGTCGCTTCTCGAGCTCGGCAACGGCAATCCTGGCAGCTACGACGAGGAAAAGAACGGTGTCTTGGTGCTGGACGAGCTCGGCACTTGGTTGAATTCGCGTTCGTTTCAGGACAAGTCGCGGGCCGGCGTTATCGACTGGATGATTCATGCGCGCAAGTACGGCTGGGACGTGTATCTGATCGCACAGCACGAAAATCAGATCGATCGGCAAGTGCGCGAGGCTCTCGGTGAGTACACCGTTCGTTGCTTTCGGTTGGATAAGCTCAAGGTGCCCATCATTGGTGGGCTGCTCGGGCTGATTCACCCGCGTCTTTCTCGGCTTCCTCGTCTTCACTGCACGGTCACGTCTATGGGCGTCGGTGCTGAGCATTTCGTTGTTGAGCGGGATTTCTACCGGGGCGATGACCTGCACGCGGCTTACGACACTCGGCAGATTTTCGTGGAAGACCCGGAGGCGGTCGTCCGCACTGAGGTCCATCCGGATCTTGACGTTTCACCCACGGTTAAGGGGTCATGGTTCGATCTTCTCGCCCGCTGGATAGGGGCGACGGGCACGCGCAGCGCGCCCGCCGTCCCCGTTCGGCCGGCGCGTGTGGGTCGGGTGTGGCCTCAATCGGTCTTGGGCATTCCGCCCGAGGCCCGGTGGGAAATCGCGCGCCGTGCCGTCGCTTCGGGCCGTCGCCCGCGTTGGTTTGGCCGCATTGGGGGTATCGATGGTTTCTGCTCCTGAAGTTCCCGGGGTAGGGGGGCGGCGAGAGCCCCCCTGCAAGCTCTCAGATCGTGTCAGGAGCGGCGCACGGGTTAGGGTCGGCGTGGTTGTCAGCACGGCTGCGGCGACCACCCCCCTGAAAGCCTCCCTTGACCTTGAGGCCGTGGCGCCGGGGTATCGTCTCCTGGGCTTGTCCCTATGTAACAACGTCAACGGGGGGGTGGGTTCATGGCCCTTTTAGGAGAGGTTTTCACGGTCCACAATGGTGAGGCTCGGCTCGCACGGATGAAGCATTCTGTGATGACGACCGGGCGTTATCTTCAGGAGCAGTGGTCTTCGCAGGGGAAGCGGGTTCGGGCGGCGATGCTGACGCTCACGTATGCAAAGGACGATGATTGGGAACCCGGCGATGTCCGGGCACTACTTAATCGGGTGAACGAATGGGCAAAGCGGCGCGGCGGAAAGCTCTCTTACGTGTGGGTCGGGGAATTGACGAAGCGAGGGCGCATGCATTATCACGTCCTGCTGTGGCTTCCGAAGGGGCTGACGCTTCCGAAGCCGGACAAGCAGGGCTGGTGGATGAAGGGGCTCACGCGGATCGAGTGGGCGCGGTCTGCGCTCGGCTACTTGTGCAAGTATGCGAGCAAGGGGACCTCGGGAACGTCGGCCTTTCCGAGGGGGGCTCGTATTTCTGGCTGGGGGGGTTTGGATCCAGTTCTGAGAGTGGTGAGGCGGTGGTGGATGTTGCCGAAGTGGCTACGTTGCTACGCGCCGCACAGCGACGATTTTAGGCGTGCGAGCGGCGGCGGCTGGGTTTCGTTTTCGACTGGAGAATGGCTGCCGTCGCCTTATCTGCTTGTCGGAGTTGGTCCAGCGTGGGTCCGCGTCGTTCAAGCCATTCCGCTACCGCTGCCTCGATTATCTCCGTTACGGTGACGCGTCCGTGGTAGGCATAGGACTTCACCGACTGGTGTAGAGCCTCGTCGATTCGCACGGTCCTGGTGTGGGCAGCCTTGCCCATGTTTCTCTCTGCGGTGTGCACGTAGTTCCCCGTCTTTCGGCCTGTCTCTTCGGCAGGTTAACGGGGGAAAACCCTACACGCATCAGGAGTTTGCGCCACTTTTCGTTAGTTCGGCAAGTAGGCGGGTAACGGCGCCACTTTTCCACTTTTCACTAGTGGATAAGTGGCGTAGGCTTCGGGGGTCGTGTCGTCTTGTCCTGGCACGCGTTAACTTAACCCGAAGGGGATCTCGTGAAGCTACCTTGCGAAGTGAAATCCGTCAGTCAGCGTCCGTCTGCGAAGAAGCCGGGCACGTTCAATCGGTTCGTGGACCTGTGGATCGACGGCTTCGGCCCGATCATGGGCGCGATGCTTTTTAGCGACCACCCGGATGTGAAGGAGGGCCGTGCCCAGGTGGACGTGAAGTTCGAACAAAAGGGCTACGACACGATCGTCCGTGTGGTGTCGATTGTTCCGGCGCTTGCCGCTGCCAAGGTGGCGTAATTGGCTTCGCTCACCGTCCGGTTTTTCCGGGGTGCTCCGGTCGTTTTCAAGAGCGTGGACGCGGAATCTGTGTTCAAGCTCATGGGTAACTACCGGCGTAAGCGCGAGGTCGCTTCGATGACAGTCGAAGGCTTTACGCGGGTTCCTGTGGTTCACGAGCGCGGCCTCTTCGACTTTGACGTCCCTATCCGTGGCGTCGTCGGCGTGAGTCTCTGATGGTCGTTGTCTTCCTCGCCGGGGTCTGTTTCTGTCTCGGCGTCGTCGCGGGGGTGATCCGATGAATGTGAAGGTGTGGCAGATGACCAAGCGGCTCGTGGTCGTCTTGTGTCTCCTGTTTCTCGTTGTTCAGGTGGTCCCTAGCTGCATGGCGCGGCTGGGGACCGCCGTTGGGCACGTAACGGGAGTACCGCGGTGAGGCGCTGGGAGCTTTGGTTCTTGGTCGGGTGGCTGCTCGTGTCGTCTTGTCTCGTCTTCGCCTGCGGCTTGGCGCATGCGGAGGCGGTTCCGACTCCGCCCGCAGCGGTTGCTCCTGGCGCCGGCGTTTCCGTCACCAGCGCTAGCGATATTTCTTCGAACCTGTCGGCCGAGGACATCGTTATCGGCTTCGCGGTTTGTCTCGGCTGTTTCGGCGTGGGCTTTGGCCTCGGCGAAAAGCTGAAGGTTGTGCGTCGGATCATCGACGCCGCTCGGTAGGTTTCGCCATTTCGGCGAGCGGAGGCGGGCCGATTCCCGCAGGAGGTTGTGCAATGCGTAAGCAAGTCCTGGCCCTGGTGGCCGTTCTCCTGGTCCCGTTCAGCGGTGCGTATGCGGCCGTCGATGCGGGCTTCACGGCCGCGATCACGTCCGTAACCACCGACATCCCGACGATGGGCACCGCCCTGGTTGGCGTCGCCGCGCTCTTTACGGCCGCTGCCCTGGCAATCGCCTACGTCAAGAAGATCCGTAGCGCAGGTAAGTGATGCGCAGGCCGCTCGTAGCAGCGGCCTTTTTTCTCTGCGTGCTCGGTTGCGCGCAGACAAAAGAGGCTGAGAAAGAGGTGGACTGGCATGCGGATTTTCTTGGGACGGGTTGGTGCACTCATCGCGGCCCTGATGGTTGGGTGGTGTGGGATTCCTGCTATTTCTGAGGCGCAGACGGGCGCGGTGGGTGTCTGCGAGACGGGGGGCACGTGTACAGCGGCTCAGTTGGTGTCAGAGTCTCAGGCGGCGACTGATTCGGCTCGTGGTGCGCTGACGCCTGATCTTCCGGGTCAGCAGTACGGGGGCGTCTGCAACGCCAGCTACAACATCGTTTCTCACTCGTGTCCGTCTCAACCTAGCCTTGCTGTGCAGTGCACGATGAGCTGGACCTGGGACGACCACGTTTGTACGAATTCGGGTAGCAACGGTGCGCGGCCGTTCGGGTACTACATGGGGGTGGTTTGCCCTGGTGGTTCGACGTCGAATGGTTCGGGCGGGTGTGCGTGTCCTTCCGGGCAGAGTTGGGACGGGTCCTCTTGTATTGCTGGTCCGCCGTGTCCGGCTTCTGGTACTGCTGGCCCTTCGATGCAATTCGGCAATTCGGCTTGTGTTCCAGGGGCGCCTTCGTGTGCGACCTACACGCCATCGGGCGGTTCTACGCAGTTGTGCCAGATGACGCCCCGGGGATGCGTGAGCTACGGGGGCGCGAACTATGGCGAGGCGGTGCAGTTCACGGGGACGAGCTGTTCGAGCTCGGGTGCGAGTACTTCGCCCTCTGCGCCTCCGGATTGTCCGCCCGGTACGGGGCTATCTTCGGCAGGTGGAGCCCCGGCTTGTGTCCCGATAGCGGCGGCTTCGCCTCCGGCGACCACCACGACGAGCTCGACTTCGACG